CGCGACGCTCAAGGCGCATCTACCGTCAAGTTCCCAAAATTGGGCAAAGGCACCGCGACGATCCGGACGCCGCAGTCGGACGTTGTTCCGATCAACGCGACCTACTCGCAGGCAACCGCGACTATGGTCGATTACGGTGCGTTCGAGTATTCCGACATCTTCAACCAGTCGCACGTCAACTTTAACGACCGCGCGGAATTGGTTGAGCTGGTCGGCAACGCAATCGGTCGCCGCATGGATCAGGTCGTCATCGACGCGCTCGATGCGGCTACGCCTGCCACTGTCGCCAACACCATTGGCGGGGGCGGCTCGGCTGCTGACATGAATGTCGCGAAGATCCGCGAAGCGGCGAAGAAGCTCAACGCCAACAACGTCCCGGCTTCTGACCGCGTGCTGCTGATCCATGCGAACAGCCTCAACGCGCTGCTTGGCGAAACCCAGGCGACCAGCGTGGATTTCGTGTCAACCCGCAATCTGCTCGACGGCAGCGTCAACACCTACATGGGCTTTCGCATCGTCGTGATCGGCGACATGGACGAAGGCGGCCTGACCATCGACGGGTCCAACGACCGCATCGCCTATGCGTTCCACAAGAACGCCGTTGGGCTTGGCATGTCGATGAACCAGCAGTCGCGCGTCGATTACGTCCCCGAAAAAACCAGCTTCCTGGTCGGCTCGATGTTCAGTGCCGGCGCGGTCGCCATCGAGGACACCACGGCGGGCGGCATCGTCAAAATCACCTGCAGGGAGTCCTAAGATGGCATTTGCGAGATCTGGCTGGAACCCCATCGGGGGCCAGTCCAAGAAGGGCAGCGCTCCGGCGATCTGGTCCTACACTTCGACCGACGCAATCGCGACGGTTCGTGCGAGCGGCTACTTCAACGCCGTGTCGAACGAAGTGTCTGTGCGCGACGTTATCCTCGTCGTGGACAGCAACACGCCGACAGCGCATTGGTGCATCGTGCTCAGTAACGCCTCTGGCGTCGTTGATTGCTCGGACGGCACCGTAATCGCCGAAACCGACACCGACTAACTGTGGCGACGGGGGGGCTTCGGCTCCCCCGCCTCCTATCCAATAGGGGCGGCGCGGCGTGGCAACTGGCGACACAAAACTCAGCATTTGTTCCGACGCGTTAATCATGCTTGGGGCTTCGCCCCTTTCCTCATTCTCCGAAGGCACCGACGCAGCTCAAACCTGCGACAGGCTCTACGACGACCTGCGCGACATCGTGCTGATGTCCTACCCCTGGAGCTTCAGCGTCAAAAAGGTGCAGCTGGCCCGCAGCGTCGATGCGCCAACAAACGAGTGGCTTTACGCATACCCGTTGCCAAGTGATCTGATCGGCAGTGGGCCGCGCGCGCTGTTCCCTGGCGCCGGCACCGGCACAAGCCCGGTCGCAACCGGCTGGGAGGTCTACGGCCGCGATGTGCTGACTTCTTACAGCACCGTCTACATCGACTATCAGTTTCGGCCTTCCGAAGATGTGATGCCGACCTACTTTGTGCAGCTTCTGAAATACTGGCTCGCCTGGCATTTCGCCGAACCGGTCACGGACCAAATCACGAAGGCCCAATACTTCCAGGTGCTAGCGGCTGGCTCGCCCTCAGAAAACATGCGCGGCGGCATGATGCGCGTAGCCATGAGCGCGGATGGCGGCAGCAAGCCGACCCAAGCCTTCATTAACTACCCGCTCGTTAGCGCGAGGGCGACGTGAGCCGTGTCGTTCGCATCCAGACTAATTTCAGCGCCGGCGAGATGGACCCCCTCCTGCGCTCGCGCATCGACTTAGAGCAGTATTACAACGCGCTCGAAACGGCGACTAACGTCTTTATTTTGCCACAGGGCGGCGCCAAGAGACGCGACGGCCTCAAGTACATATACCAGCTTCCATCCGCCGCCGCGCCGCAGAACGGCGTGCGCCTCGTGCCGTTCGAGTTCAACACGGATGACAGCTACATGTTCGCGCTGGTTAATCAGCGCATATACATATTTCGCGACGGTGCTCTCGTCACAAACATCAACGGCAGCGGCAACGACTACCTGGCTGTCAGCTCGATCACCAGCAGCATGCTCGCGCGCCTACGCTATGCGCAGGCCGCCGACACGATCATCTTTGTTCACGAGGATCTAGCCCCACTCAAGATCGTGCGCGGCGGCAGCCATAGTACATGGACCGCGACCACTATCGCGTTCGACAACGTGCCGCAGTACGCGTACACCGCCAGCACGAGCAACCCGGCTGCGAGCATTACGCCAAGCGCCGCGTCGGGCAACGTCACGATCACCGCGTCCGCCGGCGTATTTAGCGCCGGCAACGTCGGCCAATACATCAATGCGCTGCAGACTTTCGGTCGCGGCCGCATCGTCGAGTACGTCAGCAGCACAGTCGTCAAGGCGTACATGGAGGTCGCGTTCTTTGACACGACGGCCATCGCAAGCGGCGATTGGGAGCTTGAGACTGGTTACGAGGACGCCTGGAGTGTCGGACGCGGGTACCCAAAAAGTGTCACATTCCACGAAGGAAGGCTGTTTTTCGGCGGCACTAAGAGCCTGCCCACGACGTTCTACGGAAGCGTGGTGTCCAGCTATTTCGACTTCGACTTCGGAGAGGGGCTAGACGACAGAGCTGTTGCGGCGACGCTGACCACTAACCAGCTGAACGAGATCGTCGATATACACAGCGGCCGCGACCTGCAGATCTTCACGAGCGGAGGCGAGTTCTACATCCCACAGAATGTCGGGGAGCCCATTACGCCGGCCAACCTGACGACCAAAGTCGCGACGCGGAATGGGATTAAGCCAGGCGTGCCCGTCGCAGCGCTCGACAGCGGAACCCTGTTCGTACAGCGCCAGGGTAAACAGCTCAACGAGCTGCTCTTTACCGACGTCGAGCAGAGCTATACGACGGCGAATATCTCGTTGCTGTCGGGCCACCTGCTCAAAGCGCCAACGGATATGGCTATCCGTCGCGCGACATCAACCGAAGAAGCTGACCGCCTGTTCATCGTCAACTCGACAGACGGCACGCTTGCTGTTTTCTCGCTGCTCCGCGCGCAGCAGGTAGTCGCGCCGTCGCGTTTCACGACCGACGGTGAGTTCAAGGCTATCGGCGTCGATGTCGATACCACCTACGCAATCGTGAAGCGTAGTGTAAACGGATCCGACGTGTACTACGTCGAGCTATTCGATCCGTCGCTGACGACCGATAGCGGCGTCTACAGCGCCAGCGCCAGCGCAACCGGTTCGGCGTCGCACCTCGAGGCAAAGTCCCTAAACGTAATTGTGGACGGCATGGTGCAGGCCGACAAAATTGTCGCAAGCGGAACCGTTACCTTCGACCGCGCCAGCACGACCAGCTACCAGGTTGGCCTGCCGTACACAGTCACAGTCAAGACCATGCCGCTCGAGCCGCGCCTCGCGAGCGGCAACCTTAAGGGCTTCCGCAAGCGCGTCCTCGAGGTCAACGCCGAGGTCTACCAAAGCCAGGCCATGAGCGTGAACGGGCAGCTGGTTGCGTTTCGGCAGTTTGGCGAAAGCGTCCTCGACGCAGCAGTCGCGCCGTTTACCGGCGTCAAAACAATCGGGCCGTTGCTTGGCTTCAACAAAGAGGTCGCTATCACGGTTAGCCAGACCGTTCCGCTTGCTTTGCACCTTCTGAGTCTCGACTACAAAGTAAGTGTGGGGCAGTAGTGCAAGTAGCACTCGTCGCAGCGTCTCTCCTTTCTGCAGCGGGTCAGATCCGCGCGGGTCAGGCAGCGCAGGCGCAGTACAACGCGCAAGCGCAAATGGCGGCCATACAAGGCAAGGCGGACGCCCTGCGCGCGCGGCAAGAGGCTATCGCATACAAAGACGCAGGCACGCAGCATCTGCTCGAGATGCGCCGCAACCTGGCGACGATCAACGCTCGCGCGGCGCAGGGCAGCCTGGACCCTTTTAGCGGCAGCACCGGCAGCCTGATCGACGCAAACATCAGCCAGGGCTACCAGGACTACGCTACGCAAGTCGATAACGCGCTGCTGGCGCAGGAAAACGCGCGCATCGCAGAAGCCGGCGGCCGGTACCAAGCCAACATCTACCGCCAGGCCGGCAGGACCGCAGCGACCACCGGCATGTTCAACGCCGCAGGGTCGCTTGCCGCCGGTGCGTTCCAATACAAGATGATTGGCGGCATGCGCTGATGGCGCGCTACCCGACATTAGAGCCCTCTGCCCGGCTGTCTGCAGCCGTGGCCGCGCCGCGCCAGGTAGACCCGGCGGCGTTGCGCGAGGCACAGCGCCAGGGGCAGACAATCAGCCAGCAGGCGGATCGCGTCGTGCAGTTCGCTGCGCAGTCGCTCGGGGAGCGCGCTCGCCTCGAGGGGCGGCGTGCGGGTGCAACCGCGCCGCAGGAAACGCTTGAGCGCTTTTCTGAGAGGGTGCCGACGACGATCTACGACCGCAACGCGTATGACGCAGCCGTCGCTGCATCGTCGTCGCGCATCGAGACAGACGCGCGCACTGCTATAAACCAGGCGCACTTTGACTGGATCGAGAGCAAGGGTCGGCCGGAGGAACTAAACGCGCGGATCGGCAGTATCATCGACGGCTACTCGGAGGCCATCGGGCAGCTCGATCCACTGGCGGCTCAGCGCCTTGGCGACTCATTGCAGATCGCGGGCAACGCTGCCTTCCTCTC